ATTAAAAGTTTTTGGTCTATATTTTTCTGGAAAATTAAATAACAAAGCTCCATCATTTAGAATGTTTGACACTCCTGATGGGATATCTAGAAAAACATGTCCTACATTCCCTATTTTTTCAAATTGTAAAGCTGTATATCTAGTCCCTTGAGTTTTATCTACAAAATCATATTTGATTAAATTTTCCAACAAGAATGGAAAATTTAATCACAAATGACAGTTACTCATTCAAGATTGGAAATCTGATAATTCAAGGTGGTTATGCTATTGCAAGAACAGGAAATATATATTTCCCTAGACCATTTCCAAATAGCTGTATTTCAGTTATCCCTGTACCTAGTGGGAGTGGAATAACAGAAGTAAACGAGGACTCTCTTGTAATAGATGATAGTCTTTCTAATGGAGATAGAAAAAGTAAATTTAAAGTTTTAGCAAAAAATAAAACTACACAAATAAGAATTAATTACATTGCGATAGGATATTAATCTAAACTTCTCCAACAAATGTAACAGAAAGACTTTGATTTCCTGCAGCATAAAATTCAAATGTTTTAGTGTTAGCTATTTGATCAAATCCAGTATGCATCATTTGTTTCATTAAAGAATCATCTAATTGTCCTTTATTGGCAAATCCAATAAAGTTTACAGAGTATATTTTTTTAAAATTAGTTTTTATATATCCTGTTCTTAACCCTGAATTTCCTGAAACAAAAACTGTTTCTATAGCCACTTTTCCAATTTTAATAATGTTATTATCAGAATCAAAACTGATTAAATTTTCCATTCTTGTTGGAAAATCTAATCAAAGTGGATAACAGCATTACTGGAGATTATACAATTGTTGGAGCATATAACTTTACATTTCCTAAAATTTATAAGCAAGTTTTAGGAGTTGCTATAAATGTATACAAGACTGGAACTGCAACTACTTTAGAAAATGTGTACTTAACTGGATTTAATAATACAAGTTTCAGCTTTGTAAAAGATTGTGTAGAAGCAGCTAAAGCAAATACTGTAAAAGTAGCTTATACAGTTTTTTATGTTTAAAATTTAATAGTATACTATTTTAGCCTTTCTTGTACTAGAAATTTGATAGTTATAATAAAAAGCAGCTACAGTATTTCCGTAAATAGAATATCCCCCTGGAGCACCACTCCCCTCTTCTAGGATTACACAAATTATCTTACTTGGAAGCACGTCTTGTGGAATTTTCCCAGAATACCTAGAAAATAACTCTCTATCTAAGTCTTTAGTTAGAGTTATATCTCTAAATTTCAAGAAATTTTCCAATAAGAATGGAAAATTTAAATAGTTTTGATATTCTATACTCCAAAAATGATGATTTTGGAAACTGGAAAGATTTAACTATAAGTTTAGTAAAACCAACGGATGATACAAAATACTCTCATTATGTGATTTATACAGGGCAAGGATCTCAAGTTTCAAATTCCATATTAGTAACATCAACTAATAACCTAGATATATATTTTGATTGTTATCAGTATTCTAATGCAAGTAGAGTCGGAGTTGCTATTGCAACTTTTGTAAATTCAAGAACTATAAAGTTAAAAATGCTAGAAGGTCAACCATCTGGTGATGGAATAACTAAAGTTATAGCTTTCAAGAAAGTTTAATATTTAATCTATTGGATAAGTTACTGAAAAATAGTATGCTCCAACATTGTCATCATTATGAGCTTTTACTACATTTCCGTTTGGATCTATTCTAAAAACTCCACCTTTATTGCTATTTAAATAAAGTGAAGAAAAATAAACATATGTTTTAGGTCTAAAACCTTCAGGGAGATTTAAAACTATACTTCCACTAGGTTTATTTAAAAATAAAGAACCACTATCTACTGTAAATGTAACAATATTTGCTATTTTAGTTAGTCTAGCAAATGTTAAACCAGGAACATTAAAATTATATTCATAAAATTTAGAGAAATTTTCCATTCTTGTTGGAAAATTTAATCAAAATCATAGAAGTAGATAATTCTAACTTTACAATTGTAATAAACTATCATGTTGACACAAACACAATAGTTGGTGGCTATTTGCTAGTAAAGGCAAATTTTAGAGTCAGAACAGGTGGTTTTATACATGCTTTAGGAAATAATTTAACTTTAAATGGCTCTTTTCTAACATATACCATAGGAAATGATAGAGGAAAATATTTTTACCAACCTCATAAAATTTCAGTGAAAAATGGAAACATCGTCTCGAATGTAGCTGATTTTAATATTTTTACAACAAGAGTTTTTTATGAATAAGTTAATTAATTTAACTTCTTACAAAATAATGTCACAATGTAAGAACGAGACATTTTATTTGTAGAGTAAACTACTGTGATTTCAGTATTACTTCTTTCATAATCAAAACCAATATAATCAGTTTCTTGGATATTATCTTTCCAAAAAACCGATGCTGTAAGTATTTCATAACCTTGTGGGGCTATATACTTCATATGTATTTTATTCCCTCTGTCTATGTTTGGGCTTGATTGATATGTAAAAATTCCAATATTGCTTAAATTGCCATTAAAAGTATTTTGATAACTTCCATTGCTTGTAAATGTAATTAAATTTTCCATTCTTGTTGGAAAATTTATTCAAAGTTAAAACCACTAGAGATTGTAATGTAGTGCATAATGACTGCATTGTGTCTTTCGAAAGTTGGTCTGGATTTTTAATGAATAACAGACCAATTGGAGATACAAACAATTATGGATTGCTTATAACATTTAACTATGCTAGAAGGACTCAACTTTATATTTCTGGAAGTTCTATGTATACTCGTGTAAATCAAGGAGCTGAAGATTATAATAGCTGGAGCCCTTGGATAAGATGTAGTAATTAAACTTGTAGTATAGCAAAAACAGTATAGTTCTCTTTAATCTTTAATAAAAGTAACAAGAATAGCCATAAAGCTATGACTTAATCCTTTTACTTGGTCAGTTGCAGTTATTTTTAAGATATTATTATTAATTTCTATTTGCCCTGCTGTTCCGTTATTACCTGTTACAGCTCCACGAACATCATAAACTTTAAAAGGAATATTTAAGGTTGCACTTTTAAGGTACCCAAGTTCTAATCCGTTCGAAGCTACTGTAACTACAACTAACTTATTTTGCTTAAAAATTGTTGCTCTTAGTTTATTTTCTTCTTTTTCAATTATAGATAAATTTTCCAATTTCTTTTTATTAGCCCAAATTGACATCTCTTCAAAGTCAGCATTTGGAACACTTGTTCTACCACTTTGGCTTTTTAAACAGTAATAGTATTTTTGATTAGCTGAAAAATAGTAAACATTTCCTTCAACTGCTTGGTCTACTGGAAATTGCCCATTATTTTTTCCTAAAAGTCCATTTAAATTTTGAATTAATTGACCTTCTTTTGTATTTAAACTTTTATATAAATATTCCCATGTAATTGGAATTAATTGTTCATCTGGTGTTCCTAAAGAATTCCAACTTCTATTTCCACCAATATTTTTATACCAATGTCCATTATCAGCTAGATACTGTTTATTTTCTTCTAAGTTACTTCTTCCTTTTAAAGTACCTACTGCTATAATTCCTGTTTCAGTGTAAACTTGATTTGCTATATCTCTTGTTAAATAAATAACACCATCTCTTACATATATTTCAGCTTCTACATCACTAGAAATTGCCATGTATATATCTTGTATAGATTCATATGTTTTTCCTAATCTATTATTTGGAAAAGTGTCAGCTGATATAGCAGTTGTATAAGAATAAAGAACTTCTGATACATCATTTTCTATTTTTGCATAAACTCCAAACTCTTCTGTTTGGAACGATTGATCTACATTTTGATTTGATATTTGTACTGTTAAAACAGCAGTACCATTATCATTTCTTATATTCATCACATTTAAATCTAGCTTTTTATTTTTTAATTCAGTAACTTCTCTTAAGTTTCCTGAATGTTTCTGATCTCCAAATGCAGCTTTAGTAAATATAACTTTTCCTTCTCCTGCTAATGCTCTTGCTAAAAGATTTCTTCCAGCATTTGTTATTATGTGACTATTAAATTCAGCCATTGTTAACACCCCTTTTTTCTAAAATATATTTTCCAGTTTTACTTACTAAATTTAAATTATTAAG